AGGCCTATGTTCAGCTTTATGGGATTTGGAGAAATATATAGAATGCCTAAAGTTGATAAACCAATTAGACAAACCCAGCCACAAACTTTGGCTGGGAATGTGGTGCAATTCTTAAAAGAAAAACAAGCGAGGGGTAAATGATATTGTTTGGCAAATTTGTAATTAATAACAAAAAATGGAAACAAGACCTTAAAATTAAAAGTCTATATTATAGAACAGAAATAGTTATTTTTATAATAGCTTTTATTTTAGGTTTTATAATTGGAGTAATAATATGAGTGTAAAAGATAAAAGATTAGATTTTATAACTAAAATTTCTAAAAAAAGAAAATGGTCTTTTGGAGACAGTAACCCCTACTTTGATGAGGTTTATACCCATATGCCAAAGATAGAGACTAGTGATCTGAATGAGTACAAATGCAAACTAAAAGAAAGGAAAAAAAATGAAAAAGATCGGTTGCTTAATATTTCTTATGTTCCTGACTAATTGTGCCTATAACCCAGTGATTGACACTGCTGGTAGGAGTGGGACTTTTAATGAGGATAAGGCAAGAGAAATAACTAATGATTTGCAACATTGCAAAATGGTGGCAGATACAAACAGTTCGTTTTGGAGTGGCATTGTTTTTTGGGTTGAATCCCCAACTGCTGACACACAACACGAGTCTATTTATAGAAAATGTTTGATTAATCGAGGACACTCGGTATTAAACTAGAAAGGACAAATGGATAGATTAAGAAAATCTGACCTTATATTTAAAGGAATGATTGTCAATTTTTTAGAAAAACCTGACTCTAAATTATTAGATCAAATTATTGGCAGAAAGTTCCAAAATATAAGGCTTGAGAGAAACATAACTGTCGAGGCAGTTGTGGAAGATAACAAAGAATACTTTAACTCAACCCAAGATTTGTATAAGTTTGAGAGAGGTATTAAAACTAATGGGTCAAGGTTATTTGCACTCGCTAAATATTATAAATATAATATTGTGCAATTAATCGACTCACTTAACTAGGAGGAAAAATGTCAACAATAACAAGTATAGACAAACATGGAAACACTTTAGAGTTTAATCCATATGAAAAAAAATATAGATACAAAGTAAATGGAGAAGTTAAAACAGGATGCACGTCAATAATTGATCCTCGTTTTGGCAAAGCTGGACTCATGGGGTGGGCAAAAAAACTACCCATAGAAGCACTTAAATGGCAAATGAGGGATGATGGTAAGCCTATTGATGAAATAGAAGCCTATATATCAAAACTTAAAACAAAGGTTGATGAACTTTCAGTAAAGGATGCTAATATAGGAACTATGATGCACACTCTTTGTGAAGATTATATAACAGGAAAAAAGCCTGTCGCACCAACCACACCCCCATTAAAAACAATGTTCCCAAAGTTTACTGAATGGTGGGATAATATGAAAATAGAGGTTATTGAAACTGAAAAAACATATTATTCTGAAGAGTTAGATGCGTGTGGGACAGTTGATTTAATTTGTAAAATGAATGGCAAATTAGGATTGATAGATTTTAAAACATCAAAAACTATTGATTATGCTAATTATGTAGTTCAATTATCTGCCTATCGTAAAATGATTATGGATAGCACAGATTATAAAATAGAATTTTTAGGATTAGTTAATATTCCTAAAGATGCAGGACTTCCAATTAACTTTAGGAAGATTAAAGTTAAGAATGATTATTTACAAGCCTTTAAATTGTGCAAACAATTATTGGACTTTGAAAATGATTACTCTAAACAATTAAGTGATTGGAAGAAGTTAATAAATAAACAAAAACGAGAAAAACAAAAACAGAAACAATAAGGAAAAACATGACACAACAACAACAAATGCCTTTTTGTGGACTTACATTAAAAATGTATTCTACAGGCAACCAAGCACCTAAAATGGAATATCAGGCTTCATCAAACAAAGCTCAATTCCAATGCACACTAACAAAAAATATGTTTGATTTAACAAACATACAAGGTTGGTTAAACACTCCACAAGTGCAACAGTACGTGCGTTCAGGATACGTGCTTAAATGGGGTGGAAAGACAACACAATCGGAAGCAAATAAATATAGTAATGGAATGGGATTAGAAGTCACTTATTATATGGTTAAGCCTTTCCAAAAGAAAGGAACTAACTTTGCAAAACCTATAGGTCAAACTATGCCACAAGCAACACCAATGGCCAGTGATCCAATGGATGATCAGTTGCCTCAAAGTGAGGTTGAATGGGCAAAGGAGAGTCCTACTGATTTTAACCCTGATCAATACGAACAAGAGTTAGGTTAATGCCTAGTTCTAATATCGATGCTCTCACTTTCGATAGGCAGAAGATAAATATTCTTTTAGATAAAAAGTCAAAGGATTTTACTGATGCCTACGATACCTTAACAGATATTGAAGATAGAGTTAAAGAACACAATGCAAGTCTTTATTTAAGTCATAAGAATGACACTGTTAAAAAATCGGTAGAGGAAATAAAAGCTCTTATAACAACTGACTCTGTGATGAGAGATTTGGTTAAAGAATTAAACCAAGCTAAAAAAAATCATCTTAAAACAAAAACAGAGTGGGATAAATTAAAAACTAAAATTATGCTTTTGCAGAGTGAGTTAAAGCAAAGTTTAGAATTTAGCTCAATGAGTCAGTGATAATTTGTGGGGAGAAATCCCCACACTTAATGCTTGGTAATATCTAATCCACTTATATCAGTATCTTCTCTAATTAATTCATAAGTGTAATTATAATCAACAACTCTTACATCATCATATTGAGTTATTTCTCTTATTGTGTTTTGAACTCTTGGAAAGGTTGGAATGTGATCAATAAATTTTAAACATATCCAATGGCCATAAGGACTATACCTTGACTCAACTTGAAGTTCTAATTCTGTTATAACTGCATCCACCATCATTCAGATATAACATTATTAAAAAAGGATTACTACTTCTTACGCATAATATCAGCACCCTTAAGTCCATAAATCGCACTCACGACACCTATGAAAATTGCTTGATACCAATAAGGAAGGTTTTTAAAATATTCAAAAAATAAATCTAATTTATTACGTATTTCAGGATCGTCAGAGAACACAGACCAACCCAGTAAAAGAATAGGCAAAGATACGAGAACAAGGACAAATTCGTCTTTCCAACCATTGTCATTACTTTCAATAACTTTTGCTTTATATTCAATCTCGCCTTTCGCCATTTGCTCTGCGTGGTGCATTTGAGCATCAGACATTAACTGTTTAGTTCGTTGTTTGTTTTGATAAATCTTTGCTCCTGTCTTTACACCCAAACTTAATAAATTCAACCACATAATTATTTCTCCTGTATTTTTTCTATAAGCATATCAATTGTGTGTTTAGCTTTGTTTAAATCTTGGATCTGCTCTTTTATATTTTTATGCTTTAAATTATATCTAGATATGTATTTTACCACTTTGGTTTGACAAGCATTGAGATTATTGTCCATTGCATAATCTAAAGGTTGGATTTTTAGCTTCTTATACCAATCCCCTCCCACTTGCTCGGAAAAAGCAGAATCACTGCTCTGCGTGGCTCTATGGCTCTTTAAAAGGGTATTTTTAAGTTTATTTAGCTTTGAAGTACTCATACGAGTTTTTTTATCCAATCTCCATTATTATTAAGTACCATAGGGAGTAATCTAGGTACACCATTTAATATAATTCCACAACCCAAAATAAACCTTGTTTTAAAATTCTTGGCATAGTTGAAAGCCATTGATTTTTGATTAATTAAGCAACCTACATTCATAGCAAAAAATAAGTTATCAGGGTTAGCCCAATAGCTTATTAAAAACTTGGTGTGATAATGGCCTTGAACTGCCGACATACCCATAGTTTGAGAAACCTTTAATATATCTGCTGACCTTCCATGAGTAAAAAAGCATCTTTTTCCATCTGACATTGTAAGAGTTAAATCATCTACCCATCTCCATTTTCTAGTTCCTAAAAACTCTCCATATGGTTTAAGGAATGCTTTTGACATCCCAAATTTTAAGGCTCGTCTATAAACCAAGCTACTATGATTAGAGTCCACTTCAACAACTTCAGGAAATATATCTTCTAATTGTTTTATATATTCTTTTGCTTTATCTAACTCGTGACCAGCAGAATACAAATCAGGATTGTGTTCGTGCATTGATATTGCGTGAAAATCTAAAAGATCTCCAATATTAACAATCATATCAGGTTTAAATTGTTTTTTTATTTCTTTTAAAAATATTATGGAATCCTTATGTTGATAAGGCAGATGCATATCGCTGATAATTAAGATTTTTTTATTAGCCATAGTTCAACTATGGGTTTACTATTAATTTACTAAAATGTAAAGGAGTTGACCTAGAACAAGCAAACCAACAACACCAAGTCCATATAAAATTCTGTCAATATCTTGTTTCATATGGTGCAGATGGTTTTTAATTACGAGATCGAGTTTTTGATTAACTAATTTAATCTTACCATCTAATTCTACAAATTTTTCTTTTGATGTTTTCATTATTTCTTTTTACGAGTTTTTCTTCTTAAATCAAGATCATGTTTTCGTGAGCCACGCAAAAAACTGTTGACCCTTCCCATACTCCAACTGGCCATAGAAGTTTTAGGTCGACTTCCACTTCCTAAAAAAGCACCTTGTCCTCTTCTATAAACTTTTTTTAATGTTCCGAGTGTTATATTTTTTCTGCTTTTTGCCTTGTTTCTTAAAATTGATATAACTCTTGATGATAGTGGTTTTCTTCTAACTGCCATTATTTGTACCTCGCAACAAACATTGATCTTGGTATTCTTTGACCTTTTTTATAAGCATCTGACATAGCTCTGATAAGACTTGCTCTTTTTGATCTTTTTGCACCTTTAAGACCTGATAAATATTTTTTAGGAATTTTTGTTTTTTTATCTTTTGCAACTTTACGTCTTTTCATTTTCCAACACTCCTCATAGCTTTATTATGAGCAGATTTAAAAGTAGCACCTTTTTTCATAGCATTAGCCATAGATCGCATATGTTTTAAACTATGGTGTCTTGCGTGTGATTTCATAGTCTTTTGTTGTCTTGGTTTAAGACCTTTGATTATTCCTGTGATTGATGCTACTTTAACCATTTACTTCTTCTTATTCTTTTTCTTTTTCTTTTTTTTCTTCATTGGTCTACCTCTTGATGACCCATAACTACCTGATCCATAAGGCATATTATTTTCTCGCTTTCTTTTTTTTCTTTTGTTTTTTCATGATAGCTTTTTGTAAAGCCATTGGTAGTTTCTTTTGTTTTTTTGTTAGCATAGCTTCTCCTTAATTAGCAAATTTACCATCTGACCACTTGGCTTCAGGTAATCCATTTGTATATGATTTGCCGTCATATGTTAATACTTGTTTTCTATTTGAGCCATCTTTGTATGATACATGAATCCAACCA